GTCACATCCGCAATACCCGGCACCTGATACACGGGGCCAAATAGAGCCTGGATCACCACAGGGTCGCCCACGCCAAGCGTTTCACCATATTCCACCACATTAGTCTTAATCTGACCCTCACCGTCGTCAGGGAAAGTCCCCACGCCGTTTGTATTGACCGTCATTCTCACCCAGATATACACATTCTCAGGCCTAGAAAATCCAATTGTCTGCTCATTACCCTGAGAGTCAAGAACGATTTCAGTAATCGTGCCGAAGGTTTCGATGCCCGCCGGTTTTGTCTGCCACAGCTCATCCGCAACATCGGAATCCGTACCACCGGAAACAATCGTCTCAAAGGAATGAGGGGGCCTGCCGTCTGCATCCACCTCGTTAGATCGGTTTTCGACAATCGACACGGAGTTCACATCGTCCACATTCTGGATAAGGCGAGCCCGAATTGCCTCAACCGTCCCCGCGCCAAGGATTTGCAGAGATTGTTCTCGCCGCGTCCTCAGTTCGGCGTCTGTCTCGATATCCCGACCCTGTTCGCCGTCTTGGAAATTCTCCACCCCCTCCCATCCGGAGACAGGCGTTTCAATCGTGTCCAGTGAACCTGCGGGTACAGCCTGCGCTCCAGATTCCAAAGCGATAAGCTGCGACACGCTCCCCGCCGATTCTACCGTGACGGGTCCGGACACCGACAGCGAAAAGGAAGTGGCGCGGTCTGAGGATATGACCTCGATTTCATTACCATCTGATTCGGCATCAACCGTGGAATCCGCATCCACCAAGGAAGCAATCTCATCAGCGATTTCGTCCGCTGACTCGCCATTTGAGGTGAACTGATAGTCAGTCCCATCAATGGTCACCTCATACAGCGTCGAAGGCTCGGCAGTCACTGACAGTGTTACCACCAGCGCGCTGGATGTCGTAATGTCCGTATCGCCCACGGTCTGGTAAACATCCCCGGTCTGAGATACCGAAGCCTCGGAGCCAGCGGGAACCGTTGTGGTCGGCTGACCAATCAGAACACCGGGAACGGTGGTCCGGGTCGCCTCCAGTCGAGTAATCCCCGTCAGGGCAGCGACACCATCCAAAGACCGGCCCGATGCGGTCCCTGGATACTGAGACTGGTACACCGCCTCTGCCAGTTGCCAGATCGAATCCTCTCGCTCGGCCACAATACCAATCAGACGCCCAAATCGGGATTCGGGGCCTGTATTGATAGAGCCAAACTCGTCCCGAAACGCCTCACGAAGCTCCTCCAGAATATCCGGGAGCCGCTTGCGCTCAAATCCCTGCTGAGTTAATCCAGCCATTTATACCTCCGTGTTGAGCGTCACAGGCCCATACACTGATTCAATGTCCATGCTGACCTCTAGCTGTCGAGTCTGGCCGATGAAATCAATATCAAAGCTGGTAATATCAATGACCTCCTCGTCATCAAGGATGGGCTGCCGGATAGCGCCACGCACAACCTCGCCCCTCGGTGACTTCGATCCCAGCACATCACGAATCCACGGCACACCGGCGCGGGTATCCAGAAACCACTCACCCCGGAAAAGCCTTAGTTTTTCCGTCAGCCTCTGCACCAAAGCATCCACGCCCGATATCATGTCCAAATCGCCTGAGCTGATGGTGATATCGTCTAACCCGGCAAGCTCTCTCATGCCTCACCCCCTAGCAAATTCTCAAGCCGTGACTTGATCGACGCCAAATCACTAGCGATGGAAGTGTATTCCGCCGCCCCGTCAAGGGGGTACACCCCGGCACTCGAACCGCCGGTAACAGTTACCGTCTCACCGGCAAGCTGACTGAGCGTGTCATCAATAACGCCCATCGTGTCTGATAGGACAGATCGCAAACTCTCCCCGTCGGATGTGATCGAAACGCGCCCATCCTCACCTATTTTTATCACCCCACCCTGATAGGCAATCTCAACAGCGTCAGGGTCTTGCGCGGCATCCTCCGAATCGCCAAACTCGGAGAACGGTATCAGCCCCGGAATGGCAATGGCATCGGAATAGGCATGAGCCCTCCCGTCCCTCGGGTCCACGTTTCCACCCTGAGTCAGCCACCGGTCCAGCGAGCGATCCGCGAATACCAGCATCACGCCCGTTCCTCGGGTGACAGGCATGTGCATGTGCGCGCCCCCAGCCCTCGGGAAAACCACTGGAACGCCCGTGATGATTGACCTATCCTCCCCGTCCTGAGTCTTAATCAAGGGCTGCACTGAGGCTTTCTGTGAGGCGCTGTCGTAGCTTTCAACGCGAGCGGGCAGGCACACATGCAACCCGACCTCTCCGGCCCTCAGAGCCGCCCTGAGAGCGTCTGTGAGTGTCCTTCTCATACCACCTCCAGTGTGGTGCGCCAATCCTGCCCTCGGGTATCACCGTCATGCTCCACGGTGCGAATCGTAAACTCCCCCTCCAAATCTCGGGATTCCACAATAACAAGCTGTCCGGGTTCGGCCTTGGGAATTAAAAACGATTCTATCCGCCAGCCTTCCTGCTCATTCTCAAGATCATCCAGTCTTTCGGGCGAATTCAAAAGCCCAGACCCCGGAGATAACACCANNGCCTCATCNACCGCTGGNCCTTCTTGGGGCTGNATTTGCAGCTCATTATCCTGTATGGACCACTTCCAGCCGCCACGGTAAGCAATTTCGTTCAGAGCGTCCTTTGATCGACCNTTGAAGCTGAATCCATTTTGATAACTTTCGCCCAAATCGACCTGCGTATCCCGGACCTCAAGACCCAGATCATCCGCAATCTTATCCAGGATTCTCCTTACAGACACAACACCATCCACGGAAATGTTGGACCGAGCTTCCTTCATGGCCCGCACACCATCGCCGCACTGTATTTCGGTGATGATGTTCGGCGGTTCACGGCGAATACTGTAGGTCTCCACATCGCCCACGGCAAGCACTTCTTGCTCTGTCTCATACCCTGCCGTCAGGATCACCCTATTCTCCAGGGTAGCTACTACATCCCGCGTCTGGCGAGATAATCCATGCACCTCTACAGCCATCCGATTCGCGTCTTGCGTGTCAGTTTTTAGCACGCTGAATGCTATGCGGAACCGCTCGTCAAACAGCACACCCTCCTCACCGGGCGGGCCTATCAGAAGTTGGCTTTTTCGGTTCCAGCGCGGCATCAGGCTTCCACATAAATCAGGCGGTAGCTGCCATCGGCAAAAGAATCTCGCCCCGGATCAGCCCCGTCAGTCTGCGAGGGCTCAACCACAAAAAACTCACCGGGCGGGCGGCGGTCATCCCTCAGACCCCACATCAAAGGATATCCTAAAACTAGCTTCCCACTAGCAATCCGTTCATCGTCACGATCACTCACAGAAAACCACCATGAGCCATTACGGTCATTCCAGTAGGCGCGAATGACATACGACCGCCCCTGCAACTGCACCCGTTGACGCCATGCCGAGCCCTGCGGGAATTGTAGCGTTCTGGTAGCCATCATCCACCAAACAAGTTGAACAACACAGAACCGCGATCCTCTGTCCGAGGACCAGAAGGTGACGTTGTTTGCCTGCCAGCGTCATTCACCGATTGCGCCGCATCAGACACATCGTCAGAGAGGGAATCCGCCGAAACCTCCCGCGTTTCGCTGGCGACAATATCCACATGCCTCGCCTCGACACGAAACTGCATTGACCCATCACGCTCTCTTGGCATTTCCAGAGAGGAAATCACCATATCCGGGTATCGCTTGTACCCAGTATCTATGTCAAACGGATCACCCTCACGCCACAGCTCGTCCAGCTTATCAAAGGCATCCTGCGTCACCCCACGCCCACTAAACCCGCCCAAGACAACCGGCGGAGCGTCCGTCACAAAGCCCTCAATCGTCACCCGTTCGGGGTTTCGGATCACATGGTCAGAAACCATTGATCAATCGCGGAGTCAGTAACATCCGAGCTGCGTTCGTGATTTTCGGACACAGTGGCGTCAAGGGTTAGACCGCCAATAACGGCACCCGCGTTCCTTCGGCCAAACAGCAGACTGATAAAGCTCATTGCGCCCCCAAGTCGTTAATGGCCCACGCGATCTGGTCATCAAACTCACGCGAGAATATCCGACGCGCACTCTCCTCAAGGCTTCTCTGCTGCTCAGCGCTAGTGCCTTGCGGGACGGGAATTGTCACATCCGCCGTGACATTGACGCGCCTAGTCCCACCGGAACCCGACACATCATCGGGGCCACGGGTAGGACGGAATTGGCCGGATGCATCGAACAGCAAGCCACCACCGCCATCCAAGTCAAGCATTCTCTGAATAGCGCCACTACTCCTATCCACCAATCCCTCAAACGCCCGATTGATGGGGTTGTCAGGGTCCGCGATCCAGTGACCAATGCCCTTGGACGCCTCAATAGCCATCAAGCTCATGGCCGACCAGAACTGGTCGAAGTCGTTTTCAATGTCGTCTAGTATCTGATTCCAGTTGGTGCGGAAATTCTCCCAATCACCCAAGACGGAACCAATAGCCGACTCGTTACCCTGCACCCAGTTCCACAGGTCATCCACCAGAAGCGCCACGCCAAGCGCAAAGGCCACCCACGGGATCTTAGCAAGAGCGCCGGAAAAGGCAGCCACACCCGCGCCAGCGGCCACAAACCCCCTCGCCACGATCATGAACCATCGGCCTAGCCGGAAGGCGAGTAGCGTACCGATGAGAACACCGGCCAACCGAAGCGTGTTGTTCCACCCCCCCATGCGGTCAACCAGTGACTGGACAATATCACGCACCCGAGCCGCCATAGACCAGAACACAGACAGGCCGGATCGGACACCATCAACCCACCGGCGAATGTTCTGCCGGATCAAGTCTTTATTCGCCACCCACCATTCGGTGAATGACTCAATCACCTCTCGGGTAGCGGGTAGCAGCGTCTCGGCAATATCGCTCGACAGAGTCTGTGTGATGACAGACACCTCTCCAAAGGCGTCCACCAGTTTCTCAGACTCATCCAGAGCTAGGTCAGAAAACCCGCCCCCAAGTTCCTCGTTTCGGCGTTGCAAGTCGGCCATGGCCGCGCCGTTTTCCCACAGCGCCGGGCCGAGCCTGCGACCGATTCGAGTGCCGAGTATATCCCCGGCAATGGCTGAGGCCTCTTGTGCGTCCGTAGCGCGCCCCAATCGTTCAGTCAGGGCCTCCATCGCCTCGCCGGTCGAAATCGCGCCCTCGTTGATCTGCTGCTGAGAGAAGCCCATATCAATCAGGGCTTCGGCATACTTCCCGCCCTCTCTACGCGCCCGCCCGATACGCTGGTTTAGACGCCCGAGCGCACGGTCTGCCTCAGATTCGGAAACCTGAGCCACCTGACCCATTGCAAAGCGGAGATTTTGGTACTCGCGGGAAGCCAAGCCAGCCTCAGTCGCTGACTTGGTGACCTCGTTACCGGTATGGGAAATACGGCGGGAAAACTCACCGGCAGCAGCGGTAAGCGCAAGCATACCCCCCACAAGGTTGCGGGCGGTTCGACGGGCGCTTTGCAGCGCATCGTCATATTGTCTGACCTCGCTGGAGTCTGCGTCAAACCCCAGTCGGGTCACTAGCTCGCGTACTATCACCGGCGTCCCTCCTTGGGCTTCGGCTGATTGACCAACTCCAGATCAGCCTCGTAATCCATTAGGGCATTGGCCCGCATCAAATCATCAAGGGACCAACGATCAATCTCTGACAGCGTGGCCCATCCTTTCTTGACCACGCGCCAGACAGGCCATTCCTGCTCCAGATCAGCGTCTAGCTGGCCTGGGCTTCGCCCTGATTTTCGCTTTCGTCGGGCTTCTGCGGACGGCCTGTAATACTGGCCGCCGCTTGCATAAAACCCCCGAAATTGACCTCCAGCACAAAGGCTAAGCCCTGATACAGCTCGCCAAAATTGGAGGTGAAATGGTCATCGAACACGGAATCCTTGCCGACGTGCTTGCCGTCAACCAAAGTCTGCGACAGCATATCCAGCACCATCTGCACACTGGCAGTCTCGTCCAGACGATCCACCAGAGCCTCGATAATGCCATCCAGCTTCATGTCCGACAGCTCGGAATCCAAATCCCCAGCAGACAAAGCCTTGCCAAGCGCAGGGCCGATTGTCTTGCCGAGGCGGATTTTCATTCTCAGCGCTTCACGCGCAGGCCATTGCGACACTTCCCACTTGTGTCCGTTAATGACCTTTTCCTTGGTCTCGATAGCCATTAGATATTAGCTCCATCTTGGCTGTCATTACCCGCAACAAAAGCGTCAATCTTGGCGCAATCCAGAACCCACTCGCGCTCCTCGATTTCCTTGGAGTACGCGCTGGAAGGCATCTGCTGAACCCANGCCGCACTGCTCGCAAACACCGTGNTTCCAAGNCGNTCCTTGATNAGCACGGGGACCACGCCGGAATTATCGGCCTCATCGGCGATCATGATGCCGGAAAGGATATCGTTGCTCGGACTGGTCTGCTTCAGGGTGATGGTGATATTGCCGGATTTATTGTTGGTCTTGGCGCGGCTCGTCTCGCCATCAGCACCCGTAACCTTTTCGTATGCCTGTTCGTCTCGCTCAACTTC